GATTATTTAGGGGAAGGCGGGAAGCGGGCAGCCGTCTGCTGGCATCGACGTAGTGGGAAAGACGACACCATGCTCCACCACAACGCCTGTAGTGCCTTTGAGCGGGTGGGGAACTATTGGTATCTGCTACCCGAGTATAATCAGTGTCGCAAGGCGGTATGGGATGCAATCAACCCCCATACCGGGAAGAAGCGGATTGATGAAGCCTTCCCGCGCCAAATCAGGGAAAAGACCCTCTCTCAGGAGATGAAAATCGTCTTCCCTAACGGGAGTACCTGGCAGTTGATGGGGTCGGATAATTTCGATGCCCTGGTGGGTTCTCCGCCGGTCGGGTTGACGTTTTCCGAATACGCCCTCTCGAACCCCTCCAGTTGGGGTTTTTTAAGGCCTATATTATTAGAGAACGGGGGGTGGGCGATATTCAACTCCACGCCACGGGGGAAGAATCATTTTTACAACCTGATTAATTTAGCCGAGAAGTCCGAAGATTGGTTTTCCCAAACCCTGACGGTGGATGAGACTCAGATCTTCACTGACAAACAATTACTGTCGGAATTAGAAGAACTCCAGTCAGAACACGGAGAAACCTACGGGAAGGCCATTTGGTTACAGGAATATTATTGTAGTTTCGACGCCGCCCTGCCGGGGGCCATTTTTGGCGAAGCCATGACGAAGGTCAAGCTGTCCGGTCGGATCGGGTCCGTCCCCCATGATAAGAGTTACCCGGTGTTCACCGCCTGGGATTTGGGGCGGGATGATGACACGGCGGTGTGGTTCTACCAGATTATTGGGGATGAGATCAGGATCATTGATTTTTATGCCGCCAATTTTAAGGAAATTCCCGATTTGGCCCAAATGCTACGGGATAAAACCGAATTACACGGATATGATTATGCAATACACTGGGTACCTCACGATGCCAAGCCCAAGCGTTTAGGGATGGGCGGGAAGTCGATTTACCAGCAATTCCTTGCAGAGGATGTGGGGAATTTCGCCATTGTCCCCGAATTAGGGGTTGAGGATGGAATTCAGGCCGCCCGCGCCACCTTGCGCCGGTGTTATTTTGACCTGGACAAATGCAGTAAGGGGATCGAGAGTCTTAAATCATATCGACGAAAATACGATGAAGAGAAAAAGACCTTCTCCACCACCCCCATTCACGACATCCATTCACACCCGAGTGACGCCTTTCGCTACCTCTCGTTATCCTGGCGGGAATCCAGACCCCTTTCTGTTCCGACACGGTTGGAGGAGGGGTTCAGGAAAGGAAATATCACAGCGGTGAATTTTGGTGCGATCAAAGAGAACCACTTAAACAAAATGAGACGAATCAGAGAAGATGGATAGTATACAGTACTGGCTTGACGAAATCGCGGACGCACAAAAACGCGAGAAGGACTGGCGCAAGAAAGGGCGCGAGATCAATGACATCTATGATGCCGAGGATGACGTCCCTTTCAATATTCTCTATTCCAACACCGAAGTCCTTTTGCCGGCGCTTTATTCCCAGCTCCCCCGTCCTGTTTTCAAACGCCGGTTCAAGGACGATGACCCGGTTGGTAAGCATGTCTGTGAAGCTGCGCAACGCATGGTGGAGTATTTGACAGATACCGATCTGGATGATCATGACAAATTCGATGACGCACTAGGATCGGCGGCGCTAGACGGGCTTCTGCCCGGTCGAGGGGTGACGGCGGTGAAATACGACGCCAATATCTTGAACGAAGGCACCGAAGGGGAGATGGTCGAGTGGGAGACAGTGTTTCCCGATGCGATTAAATGGGACCGGGTCTTGTTTGGCCACGCGAATAAGTGGACGGAAATGCCCTGGATCGCCTATGAGCTGTTTCTGGACAAAAAAGAGGCCAAACGCCTCAATCTCAAGCACCTTAAGGAAGTTAAATTCACAGAAGGTGAAGAAACGGATGAGCCAAAAGAAGAAAAGAACCTGGGAAAACGAAAAACCGCCCAAATCTACCAAATCTGGGATAAGGCCGACCGAAAAGTCAAATATCTTTGTCCCCAGTACAAAGAGGCCTTCTTACGAGAGGACGACGATCCACTAGAGCTACCCGGTTTCTTCAATTGCCCCAAACCCATTCAGTTTCATCGAAAATCCAATAACCTTAAAGTCACCCCGATTTATACCTTATATGAGAATCAGGCGAAGGAATTAAACACCCTTCAAAAACGCATCAACAGGATTATCGACGCCATTAAGGTCAGGGGCGCGTATGACGGGGCACTGGGGACGGAGATTGAAAAAGTCCTCAAGGAGTCCGACAACGCCCTGATCCCGACAGACAAGACCTCTGCCTTACTGGAAGGTGGGTTTGACAAGGCCATCTGGTTCCTCCCGTTAGGCGAACTGATCGCCGTCGCGCAACAACTCTATCAGGCCCGTGAATCCTGCAAACGGGTTATCTATGAGATAACGGGGATCTCCGATATCATCCGGGGCCAGTCTATGGCCTCCGAGACGCTGGGCGCACAGAAGATCAAAGAATCCTGGGGCACCATGCGCCTGAAGTCGATGCAAAAAGAAGTGCAACGCTACGCCCTGGAAACCATGAAGATGATGCTGGATATCGCCATCAGTAAATTCTCCCCGGACCGATGGAAGCAAATGACCGCCCTGCCCTACCCCTTACAGGAAGAAAAGCAGCAGGCCATCGAACAGCTCCAGTTGATGAAACAACAATACCAACAACAGGTCCAGCAAGCCCAACAGATGGGCCAGCAACCACAACCCTTTAATCCCGACCCACGTATGATGCAGGCCGCCAACCTGCCCGCATGGGAAGAAATCTTATCTATATTAGGGGATAATTATAAACGCAGTTACCGGATTGACATCGAAACCAATTCCACGCTGGACATCGAGGCCACCGAAGACAAACAACAAGTGGCCGAGTTCATGAACGCAATGGCGCAATTTATGAATGGCATCGCGCCGTTGGTCGAGAGCAAGTCCCTGCCGTTTGGCGCTGCCAAGGAAATGATGCTCGAAGTCGTAAGACGGTATCGGTTTGGGCGTGAAGTGGAAGATCAGATCAAACAAATGCAAGAACCCAAACCTCAGCAAAATCCCGAGATGCAAAAACAGGCCAAACAACTCCAACAGGAAAAACAAAAACTCGAGCAGGAAAAACAACAACTCGAGCAGGCCAAAATAAAACTCAATGAAGAAGCACAGAAAAAACAGGCCGAAGATAAATTAAGAGACATGCAAGCTAATTTCGACAAGCAACTTGCGCAAATGGAATTAAAGTACAGAGATCAGATGGCGCAAGCCTCAGCTAAACTCGATCAGGCCGAAGCCCAGAATAAACTAAAAGAACTTATAGCCCAGCAGAAGCGTGATTTTCAATCCATGCTGGATAAACACAAAACCACGGTAGAAATGGCGATGATTAAATCACCAAAAGAACCCGAGTCCAAAGAACCCAATATTACTATTGTCAACGAAATCCCGGATAAAAATAAATCCATCAGTATCAATCGTGATAAGTCCGGGAAGATTTCCGGTGCGGATGTAAAAGATAGTTAGCGATGAGCCTGTCCCGAGACGGTTTCTGGAAGGCCGGTTTCTGGTCAACGACTTTCTGGGCAGACGGGTTTTGGTATGAACTACCAGAAGAAGCGGCAGGGGGATCGGGTTACCCGACAGTCATCATCTATGAGACGCTGCCAACAAAAACCATCAAACGGATTATCCGCAGGGTCAGGAGATACAAAAAAACGTCTGGGGCAAAAGATTCAAAATCCCCAAGACCATTAAGCCCCGAGCATGTCAATGCCATCGTCGAGGCACTGGCCGAGCAATGGCCTAAAGATGAAATGCAACACCAGATGCAGCTCTATAAAATAGATGAGCGACTGGCGCTTTTATCCTATAAAGCAACATTAAGGCAGTTGATTAACGATGATGATCTGGCCCTTTTACTTATTTTTGCGAGCATCTAATGTTATATGAATATCTTTGTGACAACGGCCATAAGTTTGATCGCGTCCTGAAGCTCAAGGATTACCGTGAGCCGCAGATTTGTGATTGCGGGGCGAAGTCCAGAAAAGTACTCTCCACGCCCATGATCGCGCCGATGTTCGAGGATTATCAATCTCCCATCGACGGTACACCGATTACATCAAAACGAAAACGCCTTGAAGACTTGAGACGAAATGATTGCGTCGAATATGATCCAGGCATGGTGAGTGACTATAATAATAAAATTGCAGCAGGGGAAAAAGCGTTAGAACAGGCCGTTGATAAAACGGTAGAACAAACCATCCTGGCGATGCCGGGTGATAAGCGCGAGAAACTGGGGAAAGAACTCTCCAGTGGACTTGAAACAGAATATACACGAGGCACAACAGGAGATAACTGATGAGCGAAGAAGCAATCGCAGACAGCGAAAGTTTTGACATGGGTGCAGCACAGGAAAGTATTGCCAATGATTTGTTTGGTGAAAAAGAAGGTGAAAAAGAAGAAGTCGAGGTTGTCGAGATCGAAGAAGAGATAATCGACGAAACCGAACAGGAAACAGAAGCAGAAGAAGAAACAGAAACAGAAACCACAGAAGAAACCACAGAAGAAACGACAGCGACTACGCGCACCCCGCCGCAGTCATGGAAAAAGGAAATGCACGAAGCCTTTTCCACGCTCCCCCCTGAAGTACAGGACTATGTAGAACAGCGTGAAGCGCAGATGCGCGAAGGGCTTGAGAAAGACCGGACCGATGCAAATATCGGTCGCACCATGCGTGACATCATGACCCCTTATACGGGACTACTCCAGTCTCAGGGGGTGGATGAAGTGACGGGGGTCAAATATTTACTCAACGCCCACCAACGTCTTTCTACCGCCACGGGCGAAGAGAAAAAAGCCCTGGCAAATGAATTTCTAAAAAGTTACGGGATTAGCACAGACGGACAAACCGACTCGGAGCTTAATCAATCACCGGAGCTTAACCGATTACGTGAAGAATTAAATGGGATTAAATCCCATCTAACCGCGTCCCAGCAACGCTCTTTACAGGAGCAGCAGGCACGTGTACAAGCGGATGTAGAGAAATTTGCATCCGACCCCAGTCATGCCTATTTCGATGATGTAGCCGATGAAACAGCGAAACTGATTCAAGCCGGTTATACATTGGAAGAGGCTTATGACAAGGCAATTTGGGCCAATCCCGTGACACGCCAAAAAGAGATTGATCGCATCGCTTCAGAAAAAGAGGCGTCAATCAAGGACAAGGCGAAACAGGAGGCCGAGAAAGCCAAGAAAGCAAAATCCACGAACGTCAGAAGTCAGAACACCAAAAAAGCCCCTACAGGGCCGTCTGGAACGATGGAAGACACAATGCGCGAAACATTGCGCGAAATCCAAAACCGAACCTAAAGGAGGTAGGCTATGGCCTCACCAAACAGTACCTTTACGGAATTGGTGTCAACCACCTTCCGTAAGCACAAAAAAGAGATCAAGGACAACGTTTCTAATCGTAATGCACTTCTGAAAAGATTGATGATGAAGGGCAACTACGAGAAAGAAGATGGCGGCCTTACGATCACCTGTCCACTCGATTACGCTGAGAACAGTACGTATCAGCGATACAGTGATTGGGACACCCTTAATATTCAGGCATCTGATGTTATCAGTGCCGCCGAGTATCAATGGCGTCAAATTGCTATCAATGTTGTTTCATCCGGTCGTGAACTTCGTATCAACTCTGGCGAATCCAAGATTGTAAAACTTGCCAAGGCGAAGATGAAGAACGCGCTTCGGACGTTTAACAACAACTTCTCAAGCGACCTGTATTCCGACGGGACGGCTTCCAATCAGATTAACGGCCTTCAGGCGTTAGTGGCTGATGCGGGCACCGGCACCGTAGGCGGGATTAATTCGACGAATTTTGCTTTCTGGCAAAACCAGATATTTGATCTGTCGGATGAGAGTGTCACCATAAGTGCGACCACAATTGAGAACAGCGCCATGTTGCCGCTGTACCTTGATTTGTCACGCGGACCGGATGACGAGCCTGATCTTATCGTTGCTGATAACAACTACTACAAGTTTTTTGAAGAGTCTCAAACTTCACTAAAACGCTATTCATCATCCAAGTCCGCAGACGGTGGCTTTGCCACACTGAAGTATAAGGGCGCAGATGTTGTTTATGATGGTGGTTCCGGTATCCCGGCAAATCGCATGTACATGCTGAATACACAGTATATTGGTCTGTGTGTCCATCGTGACGCTGATTTGGAAATCATGGATGAGCAACGCCCAATCAATCAGGACGGTGTTGTAGTACCTATCATCTGGATGGGTAATATGACTATCTCTAACCGCAATCAACAAGGCGTTATTCTGCCGTAATAAAGGAGGCTACAATGGCTACAACGGTAATAACGGGGATTGTAACCCCTTCGCTGACAGACGTGAGTACTACGGCTAAATTGCCGGTAGGTACGCGCGTTGCACTGTCAGATGGTGGTCAGGCAGTTTACTGTCAGGCTTTGTCGGAAATATCTCAATACTGCGCGGTTTCTCTTTTTGAAGACAACACCGCTCAGATGTTGACAACAACCACGGCGGTGACAACCAAACGTATCGGTTTTGCCGATGCAGTCTCCATTGCGTCAGGCTCTTATGCGTGGATTCGTACCTCCGGGCGTCCAGTCGTAAAGTTGGCGGCCAATTGTGCTGATCAGGTGATTTTGTTCACTACCGCGACCGCCGGTGTATTGGACGATGCCACTGTCTCAGCCGCGCTGGTTGCAGGGGTGACTTCAACCGTCACCATCTCCAACGCGACTGCGATAACTTGTATCGTGCCGGACGGGGCTTACATTCACCCATTTGTGAATCCAGCCTAATGGAAAAGGCGGTCCTTAATATTGATGTTTCTCAATTTGGCACGAATGAAGCCAACGCGGACAACATTAAAGATGCGCTAACAAGAGGACTGCCGGAGTTGCAGCCCGCTGTTGTCAGTCACGATGGTACCATGGTGATTGTCGGTAGCGGGCCGTCTCTTCCTGAATACGCGGAAGCTATCAGGGCGGAACGCGCAAAAGGAAGACCCTTATGCGCTATAAAAGGGGCGCATGATTGGTTATATGAAAATGATCTTACCCCTGATTTATTCGTGTCTGTCGAACCAAGAGACCGACGCGAGAACCTTAAACACAAAAACCAGACAACCCAATATCTGTTGGCGTCAAGGGTCAGTCCATTGGTCTTTGATCATCTTTCTGATTGTCATGTTACGCTATGGCACTCCTGGTCGGGGCAGGCGGAATGCGACGCCTTTAAAGGGCATATGGGGATTGGTGGGGGCACGACATCAGGGCTTCGTGCTATTAATGTTGGGTATGTAATGGGATACAAGAAGTTTATTCTCTTTGCCTTTGATTCCTGTCTGTCCGAAGACAAAAAGAGTAAACGTTTTACCGGCGAAGGGCCGGGGCAGATTATTGATGTTATTGTGGGGGAGAAGACTTTCTACTGTACTTATGCCTTGGCGCAACAAGCGCAGGACTTTCAAAAGTTATATAATAT